TGCATTGTTTGAGAACAAACCTTGTGCTAATGTTGTTGCAGTAAACTTACCTGTTGTATCAGAAGGAACATCGACACCAACAAATAATGTATTTGATGTGTTAGAGTTTAGTACCGCTAAAACTGGTAACTGTGTGATTTTTATCGTTGACATCTTTTATCCTAATATTAGAATGTTTCCATCTTCTGTTGTTATTAATTGTCCGTCTTCCGTAGTAATTTCTGGAGTATAAGCCAAACCTAATGGTCCGTAAATTACTATCTGGCCGTCTGTTGCTGTCAATGTTCTGTTCACAGACAAGAAACCATTTGCATTTGATGTGAAGTTGTTTGCAACTGTGATTGTATTGCCGATATAATTCACACTGGTTACTGTATAAACAGTATTATTGACTTGTACTAAGTCTCCTGCATACACAATGTCCATCAACGGATACATTGTATTGCTGTAAGCACCGTCATTAATAATGTCATAAGAACCAGTTAGTGACACTATATTTATTGTATTAGAACCAGAATTTGCAGTAACTGTTGCAACATTCGGGAATGTTAACCAATAACTTTCTTTGAGTGTGATTGTGGAAGATTCTGTTAACAAGTCTTCACCACCTGCTTCGGCAGCCAAATCTTCTGATCCTGATGATGACAATAAGTCTACCGAAGGTATGCTCGATATACCCCAAACTTCTGACCTTACATTTGGTCCATGTGGTGTTTCAATTTGTATAATACTGTTTGCATAACCAACCACATTACTAAAGATAAATGTTGATATATCTTCACCAGGTGGTATATTTGTAAATGTAACAGTATTTGAACTCAATGAAGTGAAGTTTGCACTCATTGTTACACCAGAAGCATTAGATCCTGTGTAATGTGGTAATGGAACGCCTCGATATAAAGCTTCTGTAGCAGTAGTTTGGAATTCTACATTTGATTTGATTGCATAACGACCAAGGACTTGCATACCAGATGGATGTAATAGATTCAACAACACTTCACGATATTTGGCAATTTCTTTTTGTACCGTGATTTCATATGTGTAATTGTTATATGTTGAACTTTGCAATACATCGTATGAACTCGGTTGGCCACTAGAATTTAGATATTGGCCTTGACCAATCACCAAACCATTTAAGAATGATGCAGTAGCAAGTGCTTTTCCGTCACCATAGTTTCTGACACCATAAGAATTGTAATATTCATTGTAGGCCACATTTTGCGTAACCATATGAATGTTTTTACCAGAAATATTAATCTTTTGGCCAGGATTTGGTTGTGATGTGTAATTAAATACTCTTAAATTATACAATGATTGTGTTGGGTTTGCATTAGGTACCAACAATGTCACATTGTTAACAGTTGATTTATATAATGCTGTGTAAACATTTGAACCTTGATAAGCAATATCACCTGTCTGTGGTAAGTTTGCAATCGTTACATTTGACACCACAATATCTTGAACAACCAAAGAAACATTTGGTGCAGACACATAGTCTTCGCCAGGATTTATGATATTGATTGTGGTCACAGAACCAACTCTGTTTGTCACAGTAGAGAATGTGGCACCTGTTCCAAGAATTCCTGGTATACTTAGAATTGCATTAGCAGCTTGATTGTTTGCGGAAACCACAGTTACATTTGGTGTTTGTGAAGCAACGTAGCCCATACCACCTAATGGATAATGATGTGGTCTATCCGGATTAGGATAAACATAACCAACAGTTTGAATTGCACCTGTTGAATTAACTGACAACACATTAGCGTATGCACCAATACCGCCACCACCTGTAATAACAATCGTATCATTATTTTGATAACCATTACCACCATTAATAATTTGAATTGGTGCCAAAATACCTAATGAAGAAATGAAAGCGTATGCATTAGAGCTATCTGGATTATCTGTTTGTTCTCTTGAAATTGCAGTTACAATTGGAGGATTAGAAATTCCTCCACCACCATTCAACAATGTAACTGATGAAATTGGATATGTTGAAAATGATATAAATGATAATGCATTTGCTAATGTTGTGTTTGCATTAGCAGAGCTAAGATTTGCAAAATTATATGCAGTATTACCAATAGTAATTCCTGCTTTAGTTGCAATAGAATCAATAGAGAAATATGTAATATTTGCTACTGAATTAGCAGCAGGATTCAAACCACCAACAACAGCATTTGCACCAGTTGCATTGATAATATTGATTAATGTATTGGGAAATGCAGTATAACCATAACCACCAGTTAATACATTGATATTTTGAATTGAACCTGCTGTAACTGTACCAACTTCAGCCGTTGCGCCAACTGGATTTGCAGTATTTGGATTCAAACCACCATAGACAATAACAGGATCACCTGATTGATATAATGTGCCACGGTAATTCGGATTGATATTGATTTGACTAATTTGGCCAACAATCTTTGCAGTCAATGTTTCCGCATTGGTTGTACCTGCAGGAACTTGTTTACCATTCTTAAAATATACAAGTTGATTGTTTGAATCAACAACAATAACATCTTCACCTGATTGAAAAAGGCGTTCAATATTGGATATGAAGACTTCCGTTTTTGTTCCAGATAGCACAGAATTTTCTACTGTGGCTATAGACTTAGACGAAAGGCCAAACAATCTTAGGTTGTTAATGGCTAAAAAGTTTTTATCCACTGTAGCAAGTCTAACACTTCTAGGCACATACCATGTACCAGCGGAAGCTTTAAGAACCGAATCACCAGTCACATAGTAATCAAAGTCTGAATTGAATAAAACTCTGAATAGAAATTGATATGATGCAGGAGTACCTTTAGATTGATACAACTGTTTTGCAATTTTAATGACTTTACTTTTATCTGCAAGAATGTCCTGCGGAAAATAAGACATAAAGTCATTGACAAAGTAATTTAAAAATTCGGTTGTGGTTGTATCCACATCCATGTATGTTAATAGACTTTTTGTGAAATCTAGTGTATTGCCACTTTGTTCCATCCATTCATAGTAAGCCTGAATAAAGAGAACAAAATTAGCATAGTTAGGATCTTCACCAATAAACTTTGGTAATTGGTACGGTATCAGTAACGATGTTTTTTGATTACTTTGTATCATTCTCAACTACTAGTTTTTTGCATTGACAGTAACACTTATCGCTGCTGGGTCATATGGGTCTATTGTGATAATTCTATTGAATGTTGAAGAAATAATTGTTGTTGTTGGTACTGTTGAAATCGTCAGTTGGCCTAATCCGTTGTCTATGTTGACTGGATTAAAGTTTGATAGTGTAATGATACCATTTGTGTAATCAATTGTTCCTACGTTAGCATTTAAAACTGTTTTAACATTTAGTGTATTGTTATAGTATGTTCTTAACGTACCAATTTGTCCTTGTAACTTAACAACCAGCGCACCATTTGTTCCGGTTGTGTCGTTAGGTGCAGGAACAACGTTTGCAATTGCATTTGTGTAACCAGTTCCTGCATTTGTTATTGTTACAGAAGAAATACTTCCATTTGTGATTTTTGCAGTAGCTGTAGCGCCAGTTCCATCACCTACGATATTAATTGTAGGCACATATTGATAGTTAAAACCAGGATTCAATATTGAAATAGAATTTACACCGCCTGTTGAAGCAGGAATTTCTTCAATAAAAACACCATCAATGATACTTGCATTGTTAGCAGGATCAACAAATTGCATACCTGGTGTGCTTGATACACCACTTTGAAACATACCTTTTTGTAATGAACTATTGTAATACAATGTGTATGTTTCAGAAGTGCCTAATGTTGGATAGAATTTCTTTTGTAGATTTAACTTGAAGTCACTTGTTATGATAGATGGATCATAGTTATTGATTGTAGATAACACTTTATAAGAGTTAAATGTTGAATTGAAAGTGTTTAAGTTATTAGCTGCATAACCATAAATTGACTGTTGAATTCCAGCCTTCAATGCAGATGGTGTCAATGAAGTTTGAGATTGGTTGAACAATACATTAGATGTGACTTGAATGTATGTGTAATCTGGATCCACAATTGTTGGTTGAACAGTCAAAACACTATATGGTTTTAATACTTGGTTTTGTATCAGTTGTTTTTGGGTTGCTGTCAGATCGTATGCACCAGTTGGTTTTAACGAAATAAAAATTTGTCCGTAAACTGGAGGATTATTTTCTTCTCCTCCCCATACGGATACTGCATCAAAAGTAATACCTAAATTGTTTTGTTGTAACAATGTAATATAATCGTTTTTAGTGACTGCACGACCTTGAGCTGCAAAAGATTTAGGTGCCTGAAATTTGATGGAATCAATATTTTCTTTGTCCTGTCCTGTAGTGGCGGTTAAGTATGTACTGACTACGACTCCAGAATGTGGGCCAACTGAATCCATCAAAGTAAATGAATTGGCTAAGCCTCCAGATGTACCTTTAGTAGAAACATATGATACATTAATTATATTGCCATCAGACAATTTGTTTCCCAATACACCATCACCAAAATATATTTGATAATTGCCATTTAAAGCTTCTTGTAAGAAGTAAACAGGACTAGTAGGTGTCAATTGCAAATAGTTTGTTGTCGAATTGTACACCATAAAATTTGAATTTGATACGGATTGTTTTACTGTAACGTTTATAGTGGATGTATCAATATTTTTGTCTGGTATTTCAAAAATATATTTGGGATTTGCAGTTGAGTTGACTGTAAACGTGTAATTTTGAAGTGTGCCTTGTTTAATTTCAACACCACTAAAGACTGCTGTATTAGCTGTCACAGGTACAGAAACCTCATTCATTGTGACATAATTATAATTTACATTGTTGATTGCACCAGAAATAAAATTAGTATATTGTGGTAAAGTAAAAGAAGAAGTTCTTACACCGGTAAATGTGACATTGATTAATGCGACTGCACCAGTAGCCGAATGTGGTACATAGTTCAATAATTTAGCATGAGAAACCGCAGATGAACGCAACAAAGCTGAGTCCAAAAACATCTCATTGGCAACCATGTTCAAGTAGAAAGCATTGTATTGTGTATTGTATGCGAGAACATCTAACAAAGTAGATAAAGAAGAACCAGAAAAGTTGTAATCTTTAAAAGTCGTTTGGCCTTGTAGATAATTTATAAAATTCTGTTTGATCCCGCTAAAATCTAGACTAGCGACTTGAATATTTGTATTGGATGCCATTATCTGGACCTTTGAAGAAAGAGATTAACATTTGTAACTATGGTATTATTTCCAATAAAAAACTTCAAAAAAACATTAAAACCATTTCCTTGAGGTGAAAGTTCTACACTAATGTTACTTATTCGAACCCTAGGTTCAAAGTTGGTGATAACATTTTTGATTTCATCAGCTAAAATCGTTGCAGTAACATTAGTAGCCGGTTCAAATAACAAAGACGACATATTGGAACCTAAATTTGGTTGAAACGGCCTCTCATAAAAATTGGTCAATAGCAAGTTTCTCACAGAAGCCACAACAGCTTGGTCGTCATAACGCATGGCAACATCTTTTGTTACCGGTAACGCTTTGAACGTCAAATCTAGGTCGGAATATATTTTTTGTAAATTTGCCATCTATTATTTATGACTTCAAATTATTAATAAGTGTTGGAGTACCTATAAAGTTGTTTATAAGATAGCTTTGTGACTGGCCAAGATTATTAAATTGACTGACCGTACCATAGTCTCTTATCACATTTGCAGAATTTTGAAAAAACTGTGAATCTTGTGCAGGATAATATGACATGATAAAATTTATGGTAGAAACAACATTTTGTAACGCCTGAGCATTTGCTGTACTAATATTTGAAGTATAGTAAGTTACTGGAGGATCACCTCTTTCATAAAATGACAGTGAATTTTGTAATACAATGGTTAAATTACTCATCGTACTATACAAATTGGCTAGTGTGTTGCCCAATGTTACACTTGTAAATGCACCCAACATGACTGAGCTGTTTTGTACACCATCGGTTTGATTGGTGATGTAAGACAACATTTTACCTTGAGCAGTAGCTGTGTTATAATGAGGTGTGGTTGTGTCTCCATCTACAGGAATAACATTTGATTGTTTGTTTGTGATGTACAAATAACTGTTTGCATTATTTGAAGACAGAATGGATGATGTAGAATATACATTAGCCAAAGCTGCATTTGCAATTGCATTTGGAGGATAAGCATACAGATCAAATGTTAATCCAGATAATGTATTAGATGTATTCCAAATCAATTGAGTGACATTAGCAACTGGATTAACAAAAAAGGAAGATGTAACAGTGCCACCACCTAAAGCATTTGCTTGCCATGGCTTTATTAGTGGTGGCAAAATAGACATTTGTGTTTGAACATTGCTATTATAGTTCTGTGAAACAGCATTAATTAAAGGATCAGAACTGTTGAATCCTAATCTTGCGTATACGCTCATAATATATTAAACTCCTATTTCAGATGGTATTGGGGGTCCTGTTGGACCTTTTGGTGAAACGTGTATGTGTGAATTATGTAGGTTTAAATTAACAGAGTCATATGCCCAAGTAGCTGACATGACGCCAAATTCAGCAAGTGTTGAATTCATCGATACTGAGGAACTAATTACACCAGGAAGTGCGACCGGCAACCCAGCAGAAACACCACCCAAAGGAGTGACAAAACCTTCAGCACCAGCGCTCATTCCAACCATAGCGTCAATTCGTCCAGCTGACGTTATTTTATCTGCTGTCATTTCAC